AAGAGCTTGTACCAACTGCTGTATTATTCGCACCTGTGGTATTAGCAAATAAAGCATCAACACCTATTGCAACATTACTTCCACCTGTTGTGTTTGTAAACATAGCATCAGCACCAATAGAAATATTCAAAGCTCCTGTAGTATTATTGGTTAAAGCTCTTCTACCTACTCCGACATTTAGTGTGCCAGAAGTTAAAGCAGCAAAGACACTATCGCCTAATCCTGTATTATTAGATGCACTTGATAAAGTACCTGTGCTTGCGTTTTGACTTATTAAGATACTGTCAACAAAGTTTGTTGTGTCAGCTAAAATACTAACGCCATTAATTGTTCCTGTTACATCAAGACCTGTTGAGTCTATTCTCATGCGTTCTGTGCCACCAGTTTGTAAGGCAAGACTATTATTAGTTGCGTTAATTCTTGCAACTCCTGTTCCTGTATTTGTAAGGTTAATTCTTGCACCCATATTAGTTCCAACAGCAGTTAATCTTAATATATCGTCATAACCACTTTGTCCTGTAATATCTAACTGATAACCTGTTGCAGCAGTAGTTCCAATGCCAACACCACCAGCACTATCAATACGCATTCTTTCACTGAAGTTAGAAGAATTGCCTGTATAAAACTCTAAACTACCATCAAAAGTAGCAGCGTTTGTGCATTTGATACCAGCTCTATTAAAACTGTTAGTTCCAAATGTTAAAAATTTAGATGTTCCTGCTGTATCGTTAGCAGTTATAAGTTTTACATTGCCTGAAGAATCAATACGCATTCTTTCTGTTGCAGAAGTACCAAATCTTACATCAGAGCCATTTAACATAATTGGTTGATATGAGCCAGTTAATGTATCGTCTACACCATGAATAGTAGACATTCCTGAAGAAAAACTTCCACCATTATCAAAACGAATACCATAAGTGTTTCCTGCTATACCTGCACTTATTCCATCAACACCACTATTAACATGCAATTTATATGAAGGACTATTCGTTCCAATTCCAACACGATCATTTGAAGAATCAACCTTTAGTGTTGATGTATCAACAGTTAAATCACCTGAAACTGTAAGACTTGATAAAGCACCAACACTTGTTATTTGAGTTTGAGCAGCATCTACTGATAATGAATGTGCAACACCCTCGCCTGAAGTTGCACCTGTAGAAGTAAGACCTGTTCCTGCTGTAATAGTGCTTACATAATCGCCTGTAGTATCTGTAGATAAAGCAACTGAATTTGGTTGTATGGTTGCTGTTCCTGTAACATTACCTGATCCATCAAAGGATGCAGAAGTCCAAACAACATCGCCAGTCATTCCTATTGTTCTGCCTGTTGCTAAAGCTGTAGCTGTAGCAGCATTTCCACTTGTGTCTTGATTACCTGTTGTATTCACACCAGCTAAATCTATATTGCCTGTTCCATCAAAAGATACACCACCAATAGTTCTAGCTGTTGCTAATGCTGTAGCTGTAGCTGCATTTCCTGTTGTATCTTGGTTTAATGTACCAACAACAAAGTCTAATGTGCCATCTGAATCATCATAAGTTACTGTAATACCTGTTTCAGTATTCCCTGTAACCATACCACCAACAATATCTTGCACTCTTTCAGTTGTCATATAAAGGTTACTAGAACCCTCAGTTAGATTATCTGTAGTTTTTGTTCCTAATCTTGTGTCAAATCTAGCATCTGTATAGTAAAGATTAGTTCCCTCACTTAAATCAGATGTAGAATGATTACTAATAGATGATACTGTTCCTGTTACATTACCTGTAACATTACCCTCTAAATTTGAAACTAAAGTGCTTGTAGAAGCTATAGTTATATTACCTGTTGAAGTGCCATCTGCTGTTGTTAATCCTAATGCAAACTTATCATTGGATTCATCCCACATAAATATTGCATTGTTTTGATTACCTCTATTAATCAACATACCTGAATCATTTACTGGTGATCCAGTTAGATTTGCATTTAATTCAAATAGATTATCTTCTATTTTTAAGTTTGTAGTATCTAAGTAAGTAAGATCACCATTGACTGTTAGATCACCAGCTACAGTTAAATCATTTGCTATTTGCACATCTGCT